GCGATGGGAATTTGCCCATTCCGTCGCGTCAGTTAAACGCAGCCTTCCTCAAGGCTGCAGGCAACATACGCCTTCCGCGCGTCCTGCTTGGGAGCAGAACGCGTTCTCCATACCCCCCTCCTCTTCGCCCGAGTACCTTCGGTTCGTGAGAACTGAAGTGTCTCGTATCTTTCCTTATGGTTGGGATCGGAACTATGCCGATTTTGTTTGGCGTCATGTGCCCAACCCTTCCGCCAGGATGTCCTGCCCCCGCGCAGACATGTACTGGTGTGGAAAAGGAAAAGATTTCCGTAGGCAGTGCCTGACGGGTCGATCAGTTCCGATCGATCAGCCCGTTTTGGCCCGGTATAAGGAAGTGATGAGTGCCGGTAAGTGCAGACCGCTCGTTATCTATGACGAGTCCACAGAAGTACTGGCTCCTTTTCACAAAGTCCTGGATTCTCATCTCATGAGTATGCCATGGCGCCTTGTCGGACCACCTACGGAGGCGAAAATTTCATCTGCCTGTGTTTACCCTTGCCAAACCTCGGTAGACTTGGTAAGCGCCACAGACAACCTGTCACTTGAGGTGACAGAGGCGATACTGGGCTCTTTGCTTAGAAAGAGTCGTAATATCCCAGGACCGGTACGCTTACGAGCTTACCAGTCACTCCGGCCTATTGTTGATTGTGCTGGAGAGGGGCGGGAAGTATCGCATGGGCAGATGATGGGGAGCTACCTCTCCTTTCCTCTCCTTTGCCTTCACTCTTACCTCGCAGCGCGTTGGGCGCTTCGCGGGGAAGAAGGCAATATCCTTGTAAACGGGGACGACACCCTTGTGTCGGCCCGCCGCTACCTGGAGGCTTCAGATTACCCTAGCGGGTACAAGTTAAATGACCTGAAGACCATCCGGTCAGAAACCGTTGCTGAGATCAACTCAACCGGGTTTCTGAAAGGTAAAGGGGGCAAGTGGCGTGAGATTCGCAACTTGCGGAGAGGTGGATTTCTTGCCGATTATGCCGGGATGCAGCACGCTGCAAAGGCGGTTTCCGGTAGCGTTGCCTGGACTGATGCTTTCATCAGGTCTAGGATCGGCAAGAAGTGGGGGTTCCTCCCAGCCCAGCTTCGCTTAAATGCGAAGTCCTATGTCGCTTTCGAGCGGCAAAGGTCAATGTGGAACAGGAATTACACCTGTCTGCCGGAGGCACCCAACGTGCCTTCCACATTGCTTTCAGCTGTCCGCAGACGGCTGGATCCCGATGAGCAAGTGGCTCTGTTTCTGCATCAGTGGGCCGCAGGTCGGGAGGGCGGGAGGAAGAGAGACGTATTCAGACCGTCTGTGGGCTGCGTACGTCGGACTTACTCGTACAGGACTGTGAAGCCCTGGTCTCGACTAACTTATATAAGTAAGTTGAGAGCTCTTAAAATCGAGCTCGCGAGTAAGGGGGAAGAAGAACTGCATTTTCTGCCTTCAGAATATGTCAGTATAAGAGAGCGGCTCATCCTTCGCGACCTCGAAACTTTTGGTCGCGAGTTAATGGAGGATGAGTAACTGGATGGCCTCTTGGCCAGGGTGTTCAGTTGGGGCGGCTTCAAATCCGCGGCGTCACAAGTCAAAGGACGTGCAACTTTGCGCACTGAACGGTGGGGGTAGGTGTATGATTGAGATGGGACCACGCCGAAATGCGTGGGCCTGATCCCCGATTAGGAGATCAGCATCCTTCTCCGTACTAACCCGTTAGCCAAGACATTGGCTACTCGCCTCTTGAGTTTCAGAGGGCGGTTTGGATTAGGATAGGCTCACTGCCAGAGTAGGCCTCCTTTCATACACTTACCAGGATCCCTGGTTGGCGCAGTCTCGTAGT